GGAAGGCATACTCGCCGGGTGACTTGCGAAGCTGCATCATGGTGATTGTTTTCATGGGAGGCTCACGAAAGAGGAAAGAAACAGCACCGCGCCAATGCCCGCTATGATCCATCCAGAGATCATGGTGCCGAAGTTAAACCGGGTCGCACCGTACAAGCCCAGGGCCACCCCTCCTACAGCAAGGGCCGATCCGGTCAGCATTGTCATTCTCCCTTGCTGTGGTCTGACGGAAGTACGTTGCACGCCTTCAGCGCGGCAGTGCATCGCTCGCAATTCCAGCCACTAACGGCGATCCGGCTGCATGTCTCGCAGAGGCGCAGGCCATTCGCGCAGGCCCTCCGGTAGCCGCTGATCTTCTTGAACAGAACACGCGGGTTTTTGTCGAACGGGAACGGCGTGTGATTCCAGAGTGCGTAATCCGCATCCGCGTCTGAGGCGCCGGGCATTGCGGCTTTCGCCAGTTCAAGAAAAGTCACGTTTACCCCTCCGTTGTCGGGCCATTCGTGGACATCAATTCCATCTGATGCTCGGTCTTGCGGTAGATCGCAAACAGGCGGATCCGCTTCTGTGGCCCGTTCATGATGCCGATGATGCCGAGCAGCTTGACCGGCAGGCGCTTGGTCGGCGGGATGAACTCGTGCAGCAAGCCGATCTTGCCGCCCACCTTCGTGACGCGCGCCAACTCACCCAGGATCTTCGTGGCCGAGATGTAGGGGAGGGCGTATCGCTCGGAGTCCTTTGGAGAGTAGGGAGGATCCGCGAACGAGGCGCAGAAAGTGTCATCGGCGAAGGGCAGCGTTCCGCCAAGGCACACCACGGAGGGCCTCGTCTCGGGATTGCCGTCAACCGTGGTGATGCCTTCCTCGGGCGGCATCGTGCCGCTGAACCAGTGGACCATAGAACCCCAAGGCCGCAGGACGTGCTTGGCACGCTTCCAGAAGCCTTGCGGGAAGGCACCGTAATACGCCTTCGTCGGCCGCCCACAGAACCACGTGCCGTGGATATAGCCGTTCTCAAGAACGGTGTAGGGCGGGAGATCCGTGATCGCGTCCATGCTCATTTTCCGGTTGCTGACGCGCCCACAGTGCCGATTTTGACGAGCCGATTGTAAAGCACCTCGTCGGCCCAGGTGGCGGCGCGCTCCGCATCGCCAAGCGCCTTGTATTCCTGGTCACATGTCATTGAGAGGCAGGCAGGGTCGCGCTCGCGCTCGGCCCGCACGAAGGCCAGCCGCGCGTTATAGATGTCGGACGCCTTGTGGTAGGCGTAATGCGCCGCGAACCATTCCGCGATTGCCGTTTGGTGTTCTGCACTCATGGGGCGCCCTCGGTTCAACAGTTGCACGGGCCAGAATCTTTGCATCGGCCGTCGCATCGCTCGCCTTGAGCCATTTCGCGTTCGTTCTTTTCTTCCCGCGCGACCTTTGTTGCGCGATCATGTCGCTCGATCTCGGCTGCGATCAGCGCCCCGGCTCGTACAAGGTCACGGCGAAAATCGCGCGGCTTCCACCATCCCAACGACCACGGCCAACACGTGGGCGGCGATGGCAACGGCTTACGTGGGTAGTTGTCACCTGCCGGCGAGCTGTCGGCGTTGTGCACGTAGCGTGCCGCCCACATCGCGTAGGCGGCGCCAGCCTCGGCGAGTTCTCCGCCAATATGCGCGTCATCGTGTTCGGCCGACCAACCTTCGACCTCGATCTGACGGCGCCGTTCTGCCGCGATGTCCTCGATAGCCTTGCTATGATCTGTCACCGTTAAACCCTTTCCTTTTCAGGCGTGAGCATGCGGGTGAAGATCGAGATATCCGTTTTGCGCTCGACTACGGGACGGAACGAGGCAGATTGGAACCACGGCTCCTGATCCGGCGCATCGGTGAACGGCACCGCTGGGTTAATGATCTCCATGAGGCGGGCGCGCTGCGTTCCGTCTTTGGCCATCCGAGTATCGCGAATCGTGTAGACGATTCCGCGCTGCGGAATGATGATTTTGTGCTGTTCGCGCCACGCCTTCCAGAACGCGGGGGAACGACTCGTCGCGCGGCCTCCTACGCAAACTACCCTCTGCCCGATATAGAAGCGCATTGTTGTTGTCCTCGAATGTACTATTCGCGCACGGGTTCGGACGTCGCGAACACGAGTACCAAGCCGATTGAAAACTCCGCCGCGTAGAATCCCCATGGCATAAATTCAGGCGGCCACACGATGTCGAGAAGTCGCAATGTGCCGATAGCTACCATGACGTTGCCGAGGACATAGATCGCGCGTTTCCTCATGCTGTTCCCCTATGAACGCACGGCCGTGATGCCGAGCTTGTCGGATGCGCGCTGAATCCACGACTGCGGACCAAGGCGCCTGCCGAGCGACTTCTCGTGCGACGCCCGATGCCGACCGGCCGCCGCCAAGAACCGCTTCTGCATATCGGGAGAGAAGTCGGTCGCGAGACCGGCGAGGACGGCGCGCTGCGCCAATCCGACGATTACCTTCATGTCGTCGTCCACGAATGTGCAATTGAAGCCGAGACCTTCCTCGGCCCACCGTCTCGTTGCTCCGATTGCATCAATCTCGGCGTCGTCCATGTGATTGTTTCCTCTCTATAATTCCGTATCTGTGAGCATCTACGCCGCTTGCTCGCGCGCCATGACGAACTCGTGCGCATAGCCTCTCGCGAGACGCCGAAACTTTGATGAGATGGCGCAACGGCATGCGCCCTTGCCGAACTCGCGGCCATTAGGGTCACGCCAGCGGCGAGTGAAAAACACACGCGTCGGAAAGCGGCCGGGCTGGTGGACCGACACGACGGTCAGAATGATTTCGCCCATGGCGTCGGCGATGCACTCGGTGTCCTCGGGGCCGACCCACTCAAAGCGGGTGCCCGGCTTCCACGTCTTGATCTTGTGGATGCCGTCTGCGTCCACCTCCTCGTATTCGTCGCGAACGAACGGATAGGGCGCCCGGAACACCATGCCGGCGGCGAGGTCGTTCATCTTTTCACCCCCTGATAGTTGTGCGCCGACGTGTTGGAAACGGACGCCTTGCACAGCTCGCGCCCGTTGGTGGTGGTGACGTCGCCGGGACGGCAGTGGAGATCGAGCAGCGGCATGATTCCGATTGCGCTCGCCAGCACGATCGCGGCGAGCGCAATTTGGTGCCCTTTTGGTGCCGGGTTGAGAGTTTTCACATCTCCAACCCCTTGATTTTCAGCGCTTTTGTAATTTAGCCAAAATGGGCACATGTAGTTTTTTCAACACCTTGTCAGTCGTTCTCGGTGCCGGTCCCGGACCTGCGTTCGGCAAAGGTTCGGTCGAGGTGGATGACGGCGGCCGCCGCATTGTCCCTCTGCTTCGACGGCTGGCAGTATCGGGCGACCATGCCGGGCGACATCACGATCATGTCGCAGATTTGCAGCTCGGTGGCGCCGGCCCGCTTGAGGCGCACGCATGCCGTCCCGCGCAGGCCGTGGATGACGAGCCCGCCGTCTCGGCGCGGCGCAACAACCGGGTCGAGATCAAGGGCCTCCAAGCGCAATGGTGCGAGTGCTGGGTTCGTGTCCCGCTCGCGGGTCCACGCCCTGGACAGTTGCTTGCGCGTCCATGGCGAGCCATCCGGCTGCGTCAGGAAGGGGCCTGGCCGGCGCTCCCACGTCGCCATGGCGCGGGAGAGCTCGGTCGTGATCGGAATCCACGCCTCGCGTTTGACCTTCTGGGTGTGCTTCACGAGGATGCCGCGAATGCCCTTGTAGACCTCTATATCGGTCGGCCCCATGCGGATGAGGTCGGACCCTCTCTGGCCGGTATTCGCCGCGAGCGTCACGGCTCGAGCAAGGCTGGGGTCGGCTTCGCGCTCGGCCAGCGCCACGTGCGCGTCACTCCACGGGACATGGCTTCCATCGCTCTCGCTGATCTCGATGCCGAGCGTGATCTGGCGTGGCAGGAGCTTGCGCTTGACGGCCCATTTCTCCAGCAGTTTGAGAGCGGATAGGCCGATCGCTTGCTTGCCCGGCCGGTCGTCGATGCCATCGAAGTAGGCTTGCACGAGCGACGGGTCGATCTCCTCGATGGTCAGCGCGCCGAGACAATCTGGTCTCGACATGAAGTCGAGTTCGCGCGCCCAGTTTGACTTGGTGCCTTCGGCAAAGCCGCCCTCAGCTTGAGGGCGTGTCCACTTCGATGTCTGCCGAAATGCTGTGATGAGTGCCGCGAAGCTGTCGTCAGTGACGCGCAGCAGCCGCGGCCGCGGCTCTTGTTCCATTGCGAATCTCCTCGGCCTTCGAGGGCGGCGCCTTGCCGGCCTCTTTGCCCAGCGTAAGCCTTTCGTCGACCTCGGACCACTTCCACAGGAGCTTTCCACCGCGCTTACGTGCTGGCGGGAGGGTGCCGTCCGCGACCCACGCATCGATGGTGTTGTCGACGATGCCGACGCACAGGCCGAGCACTTCGCGATCCTGCCATGGCGGCCGGAATCCGGCGATCAGCATGGCCTTGAGTTCGGGCGTCATGCCTCGGCCTCGTCCATCAGCCCGCGCAGCTCCTCGCCGATCGGCCGCAGTTGCCGGCGCTCATCCGCGTCCAGGTTCTTCCAGTACGTGTCGAAGATAGCCGCGCCCCGCCGGGCCTCCTTGCGCGCCTCGTCCTCCAGGCTCAGCGGAACCTCACCCCCGGCCGGGTCAACTGGGGGGCTGCTACCGGCCGGGGGCTGGTCCGCCGCGCGTTCGTCCGGTTGGCGCGGTGAAGGCTCGTCCACGATGGCGGGCTCGCGCTGCCATGCGCGGTAGTCGGCCACGAGCGCGCGCCAGAGCTTGGCGGCGGCCTCGTTGGTGGCGAGTTCGCGCCGGCTGGCGACCCTGCAGGCGATCCGCACGTAGTCGGCGGCCTGGTCGGCGTTGCCGATCGGCGCGCCCTTCGTGCTCAGATAGCGCCAGAAGCCTTCATCCCCGCAGAGCGTGCCCGCCTGCTTGACCGGGCCGAGCTTTTCCCACGCGCTGTCCCACTCGGGCGGCGTGTCGTCGGTCCATTCGATGACTTCGGGTTCTGGCCGCGTTTGCGCCGCTCGGATGAGTTCGGCGCCGCGCTTCTCGCTCCACTCGTCGATGATGTCCTCTGGATCGCGGTCGTCGTGTCGCTTCGCCTGCGACATTTCCTCAGCGGTGTAGAGGCCGGATAGTTCCTGCGGAAAGGCCTTGCGCAGCGCTAGGGATTCGGCGCACTTCGCCAGCATCACGTCGCCCATTGCCTTCCAGAACTTGGTAGGCGCGCCTTCCTTGGTGCGCTGAACGTAGGCCTCGTATCGAGCCACGCCCCACGTCGGCTCGCGGAAGCCGGCGCGCAGGACGCCCACGCGCGCTGCGGCCGGCGCCGCCGATGTCGTCCACACGTCGCGCCACACGCCATCTTCGCTGCACCAGAACGGGCCAACCTGCCCCTCGTATTGTCGCGTGCGCTCGGCGATCAGCCGGAACCCATCGATCGAGGTTTGCAGGCCCATCACCTCGCGCCGCTGCTGCGAGTCCCATCGTTTGATGGCGTAGATTTGCTTGGCAAACGGATCGAGCCCCGTGCGCTCACACTGGTACATGAACAGCTTGAATTCGTCGTCGGTCGCGCCCTTGCAGATGGTTCGCTTGATCAGATCGACCTGATCTGGCGTGTAGCGCGAGACTTCCTGCGCGGGGCGTAGCGCGACTGCGGTGGTCATGCTGCCTGTTCCTTGATCTGGCTCTGCAGGTTGCCCATCGCGGCGGTTCGCAGCGCGGACGAAAGCGGCACATCGGGCGATCGGCTGACGTTGATGATGTGGGCTAGAAATCCGAGCGGGATGCAGCGCGCATGCGCCATTCGGCGAAGCTCGGTCCAGAACGCGTCCTCCAGGGTCACGCTCGTCTTGCGTCCCGCCATGGTGATCGACCGCTTGCGCACGGGACTGAGACGCAAACCCTTGATTGGCCTACGAACGTACATGCACGCTACCTCACGCTGCGGCCGGGATGGCCGTTCCGACGCCAAGCTGTTCCTCTAGGAAATTGCGCACCTGCGTGGTCGGCAGATCGCCGATGTCCACAACGGACGCCGCGAGATCGCGCGCAAAATCCTCGGTCACGTCGCGCGCCCACTTCTCCTCCGGGTCGTAGCAGTCAACCCTGTCGATCGAGCCAGCGGCATGCCCGCCGAGCACGGCGGCGAGCGCGCGGCGCTTGGCAAAGCGGCCCGTTTCGAGCAGCGCGCCGGTGTAGTGCTTCGTGCTGTAGTGGACGACATATGTTTCGCTCATTGCGGCGTCCTCGCTCCGTCGGCCCATGAATGCACCTTGTCGGCAAATTCGATGATCTGCTCGGACGTGGCGTTGGGTCCGAGCACGCCTTTGGCGAACTCCTTCATCTCGCCGTAGGTCAGGCGAGAGAGGCCGTCCGCGATGAACTCAAGCCACGTCGGCGTTCGCTCGCGGTCGTGCTCGACGGTGGGCGAGGGCTCGGGAGGCTGCTTCACCGCGCGCGGGAACGGCCGGTGCTGTCTGTGATCGGTGGTGATATCGGTCATGCTCAGCCCCTTTGCGAACAGGGGCTAAGATAGACGCAGTAATATTACCGCGTCAATACCAATGCAGTAATTTTACTGAAAATATTTTTCCGGACGTTTTTGGCTGACAAGGGCGTGGATAGCGCCGCCTACCATAAACAGGACTGGGCCAGCGCAAAGGACGCCTACCCAATAGAAAACGTCGTCAAGGATTGTAATCCGGCGTACCGACCATCCGGCCGCAAGCTGCACCGTCGTATATTCGTTCACGAACAGAACGAGGGCCGGGAGAGCTCCAAAAATAATGCCCCAGAGTGCAAGATTTTGCAGATTCTTAAGCATCAACTCGCCTGCTTGCGCTGCAATATGGACAAGGACACGTCGATTGCGTCGGCGAGCGCTTTGAACTTGCGCTCCTGATCTCGATAGTGGGCCTGCTGTTCAACCAAGTGTGCGATCGCATCGTCGGTCGATTCCGGAACTGGCTTGCCGTTCAGCGGTGCCAGCGGCTCGTATAGTCCCGGCGGTTCGTCGCCCAACACCTTACCCAGCTTCCGCAAGCTGGGGACCTTGGGAAGGCTCCCGTGGCCGTTCCTGATCGTCTTGCGCATGTTCTGAATGAGGGACGGCGTGCCGGCCTTGCCCTCAGCCTGCCGATCGCTGAGGCCAAGTGCCTTCAACCTAGTGTCAACCCAAGCGAGCACGTCTTTCAGGTCCATCCCAGTAAAGTAACCGGAATTCACAAACAGGTCGCGCGGTAAGATTGCTGTTGACTTCCGCAGTAAATTTACTGAGATTGCGTCCATGACCGGCATCGAACAGCTATTGGCCGTCGCTCGCGCGTATGGCGCGTCCGAAGGCTTGGCCCTCTCTGCGGTGAGCTGGCGTGCGCTCGGCGACAGCAAGAAGCTTTCCGCGATGGAGCAGGGCGCGGACATACAGGTCCGCCGGCTCGAATCCACGCTGCAGTGGTTCTCGGACAACTGGCCGGCCATCGATTGGCCCGATGGAGTGCCGCGGCCGCTCCCCGCTCCGGTCGAGGTCCGCGCATGACGCCCCGGAAACTCGATCACCCGCCCCGACATGAGACGCATTCCCAACCTGTCGCCCAAGTTGTATTTCACACACAGGTCCCGGCATTTGTCCACAAGTTTCGCTGCTGCACAGCGGAATTGTGTCTGATCGACTCCACAACCAATCATCGGATCGAGATTCCCAGGTCGCAAGGCCGGGGCTGTGCTGTTGCGTCGAGTGAGGGAGGGGTTTCATGCACGGAACAATACGTGAGGGCGTGCTTTCGGGAGCAGAAATCGAGGGACGGCTGGCGGCAGGCAGGGACAAAATTGTCACCCGCCGGTTCGGCGCCGTCGCCAAGGTGCTGTGGCCCGAAAAGACTGCGGCATGTCTCGCCGCGATCTCCGGCAAAGACGAACGCACCGCGAAACGATGGATGGCTGGCGAGTTCGAGCCGCCCGCCGTCGTGCTCGCGGCTGTCCTCGTTGAGCTGACCCGTACTCGCTGAGCGTCTGTCTGTACCTGTCGCGTGCGTCGCGTCTGTCGCAATCGAACGCAATGGGGAAAAGATGCTCACGGCTTCCGAAGCTGCCGCGACCGCGGTGGATCGGCCATTCGCACCACCGCTTGAGTGCGTGGTCGACCTTCCGCCGCCGCCATCCGTCAACGTCACGCGCCGCGTCAATGGCGCAGGCCAGCGCAAATTGCAGAAGTGGAAGCACCAGGCCGGCATGGCCGTGATGGTGGCCGGCGGGCTGCGTCGCCTCACCAAGATGCCCGGCCGGTTCGAGGCGACGATCATCCTCGACGAGCAGCAGAACCGGCTCGATCTCGACAATGCCGCCAAGTGCTTGATCGATTATGCGAAAAAGCTCGGCCTGATCCTCGACGATGCCCCGAAGTTCATGCGCCGCGTGACGATCGAATGGGGCGACGCACCGCACGGCGCCCGGCTGATCCTGCGGAGCGTCATATGAGCGTGCTGGCCGTCGAGCGCCCGCGCCGGACGCGCGAATACCGGATCGACCGCGATCTCGTGTTCGCGCTGTACGACTCGTTCGGCAAGATGACTCACGTCAAGCGCGCGCTGGCCGAGCAGGGAATTCACTGCGCCTACAACACGGTGCGCAACATCCTCAACGGCAAGCAGGACAAGCGGCCGGGCCGAAAGACCCAATCCCGCTTCGCGGCGCGACCAGTTCATGGCCGCGCGGTGCTGCCGGACATCGATACGCCCGCCTTCACCGAGAAGCGCACGCTCTATCCCCACACGGTGGTCAAGAAGATCGCTGCCGAGCCACTGCTCAAGCACGGCCAGAATTCATCGAAGATCGGCGGACTCGTGCTCAAGGGCAAATGGAAGGGAATGCCGATCTACACGCTGACACTCGAGGAACGGGCGACATGCCCGACCTCGTGCCAGCATTGGCGATCCTGCTTCGGCAACAAAATGCAGCTCGCCCACCGAATGAACCACCTCGATCCGAATTTCGAGACGCAACTCGTGCGCGAGGTGTGCTCACTCGGTCGTAAACATCCGCAAGGTTTCGTGATCAGACTGCACGTGCTCGGCGATTTCTTCTCGGTGCGCTACGTCCAGGTCTGGCAAGCGCTTCTAGAGCAGGTCCCAGGGCTGCGTGTGTTCGGCTATTCGGCGCGGTGGCAGCCCGAGGACCCGATCGCCGCGGCGCTTGTGCGGCTCGTTATGGCCCAATGGGAGCGGTTCTCGATCCGCTTTTCGAACGCGCCGGCCGACGAGTGCGCCACCGTCTCGATTGAGCATCCGATCCAGCGGCCTCCTGACGCCGTGATCTGCCCCGAGCAGGTCGGGAAAACCGAGTCCTGCTCGACGTGCGGCCTGTGCTGGCAGACCAAGCGCCGCATCGCCTTTTTGCAACATTGAGGACGGCATGAGCCACTGGTGGCGCGCCCATGACGACGCGGTCGACAGCCCAAAGCTCGGGCTGCTCTCTGATCGGCTGTTTCGAGCCTGGTTCAACCTCAACTGCTTGGCGTCAGCGAATGGCGGCAAGTTGCCGGCGATCGGCGAGGTCGCGTTCAAGCTGCGCGTCACCGAGCACAAGGCGGCCGAGATCATCACGGCGCTGGTGCAAGCCGGGCTATACGAGCGGCGCGATGATGCGTTCGAGCCACACAATTGGGCGTTACGGCAATTCAAGAGCGACGTTACGGACCCGAATGCCGTAACACGCATGCGTAACTACCGTAACCGAAAGCGTAACGGGACCGTAACGGTTACGCTCCCCAGAGAACAGAGTACAGAAGCAGAGACAGAAAGAAAGGAAGAACCGCCTGACGGCGGATCGTCGAAGTTCGCGTTCGAAAGCGGGGTGATCAAGCTCAATAGGCGCGATCTCGACCTTTGGAAAGCCTCTTTCACGCACCTCGACGTAGCAGCCGAACTGATCGGAATGGCCGAGTGGGCCTCTCACGAATCGAACTGGTTCATGGCCGTCAAGGGCTTGCTCGCAAAGCGCAATCGCGAGGTGGGCATTCGCAAATCACAGCAACAAAACGGCGCGGTCACCGACCACGGCAGGGGGATCGTATGAGCGAGGTTGTCGACTTCGAAATGGTGCGCCTCGTCGGAATGCACCGGCACGATCAGCCGGGCTATTACTCGCTCAAAGACCTGCCGCAGCGGCCGTCGGTGGCACACATTGCGCAGACCACCGGATGGTGGGAACTCGATCAGATTTGGAAACTCTACCACGGCCAATTCACGGTCGTGACGGGCGTCGCCGGCCACGGAAAATCGACGTTTCTGCTCAACGTCATGGTCAACCAGGCCAAGCAGATCGGCACGCGCTGGTTCCTCTATGCGCCCGAGAACGAGCAGCATTTGCGCGACAAGCTCGAGCGCATCTGGGGGCCTGAGCCGGGGTTCAAGCTGTTTTGCGAGCACCAATGCTACGTGCAAACGGCGCCGCCGCCGCGCTACGACACCGCTGCAAAAACGATCGATTGGGTGCTTGACAAGGCGATCGTGGCGATTGAGCGCGACAACGTCGACGTCGTGATGATCGACCCGTGGAACGAGCTCGAACGCGCCAAGCCGAAGGATCAGTTGCTGAGCGACTACATCGGGCAGTGCCTGATGTACCTCAAGCAATTCTGCCGCTCCGAGAGCGTGAGCGTGATCGTGGTTGCCCACCCTACGAAAGCCGGCGTTTCGGACGGCAAGGTGCCGGGGCTCGCCGACATCGAAGGTTCGATGAACTGGTTCAACAAGTGCGACAACGGCCTGATCGTCGTGCGCGATCTCAACGCCTCGACGTCCGAGGTGATCAGCGCAAAATGCCGCGAGGAAGGCGCCGGCAAGCGCGGCCGCTGTCATTTCTTCGTCGACGAAGCGTCCGGCCGGTTCACGCCGCAGCACGGCGCGGTGACGCCATGAGGACCGCAGATCGCGCAGAGGTGAGGCGAGATATCGATATGGCGCTTGCCGAGGCTGAGCAGGCCCGCGCCGATTACGACGCATGGATGGCCGCCTGGCGGGCAAGGAACGGCCATGTGAACGGATTCGACCGCGACACCGGATTGCCGATCCGCGAGCCGGCCGACCTCGTCGAGGCGTGACATGGAGCAGATCGCCATGGTGCCCGTCGTGCTCGCAATCGGCCACGCGCCCGGCCTCGCAGCGCTGATCTTCGGGCCGGTGCTGTGGATCTCTATCGCGGTCGTCGTGCCGATCGGCGTCGCGCTCACCTACCGCGACGTGCGCGGCGTCAGAACGTTGCCTTGCCGGGATTGTCGCGACGACGCTTGAGCGCCCAAGCACGCGCGCCCTCACGCTGACGCTGCCGGCCCTCGATCGTGAGCGGGCCAGTGCTCCTCCCACCATGGAAGTGGCAGCGAGTCCGTCCAGGCACCACGTGCCGCCGGCACAGCCCGTAGGACCTCATGTGTCGCGCGCCGCAGACAGGCATGGAACCGAACCTTCTTTCAGCCTGATCGTCGCGATCAGCCGCTCAAGCGCCATGTCGTCACGCGCCGCCCGTAGCTTGAGCGCATCAGCCCGCAGCTGCGTGTTCAGCGCCACAGCCGCCGCCGAGATGTGAGCCCGCAGCAGCCGGCCAGCATCCTCGTCGATCGGTGTCCCGACCGGAAGCTCCAATATCTCCCTGATCTTCGTAATCGAAAGCTCGCTGACGCCCTCAAGAGCCTTCGCAAGCCGAGATGTCGTCTCGTCGGTCATAACCAAGTGACCTTACAGAGGAAAGTTGCACGCGCAACCAATATAGCTTCGCTGAACGGCTGGATCGGCCTGCGTGATCTGCGGTTTGCCATGCTGTAACCCATTGATATCATTGATGCAAACAATTGTCCCCAAATGGTGAGCGAGCGGCCTGGCGCGTCGTGGCAGCTCGTTTTCCGAACTCGGGGAAACCCCAGGGGTACGGACGGGGGTGTTGAAAAATATAACCCCCCTCCGCAAGTTTTCCAGATTTGAGAATTTTGCAGGGGGAAACTTCTTCTCCATCAGATCGTGGATATTCCCCATAGGGGACCCCTGCGGTTTGCAGCATATCACGCCCTGCCATCGCAACTGCGCGCGATTTGAGAATTTCGGCCCATCTGCGGTTCGATCATTTTGGCCCTCAACTACTGTTCTATACTGAGCCGCGCGTAGGCTTATAGGGCGAGCGTTGATTTCATTGAGGAAACCCGCGGCCGAGTTTGTCCACGTTTCTGGTGCAAATTCCGGGTTCCGATTTGTCCACGAAGCTGGTACAAATCATACGCATGGGCCGGCCTTCTCATCCGTTACATGAACGCGCGGTCGGCCTGATGAAGCGGGGGCTGGCGACGCCGGGCGAGATCGCGAGGGCGTGCGGGATTCCGCTGGAGGTCGTGCGGTCGTGGCGCAAGCGCGCGGCGATCTGGTCGGAACAGGCCCGGCTTGATCACGTTCGCCGGCTGATGATGCGAGGGACAGATGGCCCAGGTGGAAAGGAACGACGACCTGCGCAGGCACTGCGCCATTTTGGTCAGGGTGGCCGTCCGGTGTGAGAACTGCGGCCATCAGGCGATTCTGTACGTGGAGATGCGGGGAAGCCGGTTCCGGCCGATGGCCTGCGGGGAATGCGGGTGCAAGGACGTTCTGGTCGAGCCGCGCCCTCGCTAGGTCACTGCTTCGTCGGATGCGCCGGCTGTGATCGCCGCTCTCTGTGAGGGCGTCGTCGGTCATGCGTGCTTCTCCAGGAGATTGCGGCCCGCCTCTATGTCCTTGCGGAACTGCGCGGACTGCTCGCCCTGGCCCCAGGCGAAGTCTGCGATTCCGATCCCGGCGCAGCAGCATCGGTAGCGCCGCCAAGCCCGCTCGCCGATCGGTCGGCCGCGGTGGTCGTAGCCCTGCTCGAACAGGGAGATGGCCTGGGTCGAGTAGCCGATCTTCTCGCCGAGCTGCTTGCGGGTGAGCCGCGCGATGGCCTTGCGCCAGAACTTGGCGCGCGCCGCTTCGATCGCGACGGCGGACGGAAGCTCGATCAGGGTGGGTGTTGGCACACGCCAAATATGAGCGTTTCCCGTGAAACAGTCAAATTGCTTCATCTGAAATATTAAGTTATCCTCGCAAAATGCCGTGGACAAACGCAAATTCCTCGATGATCGAAGCCTACGACTACGATGCGGAGATGCGCGTGCTCCACGTCAAGTTCCCGAACGGGTCGATCTTCAGCTTCAAGGACGTGCCGGCCGACACCGCGGCCGAGTTCGAGGCTGCGCCGAGCAAGGGGAAGTTCTTCCACAACGTGCTCAAAGAGGGGTTCCTGACCCTATGACGCCGGTCGACGAGTGGGAGGACTACGACGTCGAGGCCCCCGACGATCCCGACGCCTTCCGCGACATGCTCGACGACCCGGCGCGCGAGGACTTCGCGTGACCACCGCGCGCGAACAGGTCCTGTTCCGGCTCGCCGACAACCTGTTGCTGGCGCACCAGACGCTGTTCGCCCACCGGCACCCGCAGGACACCCCCGAATTCCACTGGAGCATGATCGCGGACTTTCACAGCCCGCACCCCCGCATCGCGACGCAGGCGTTCCGCGGCGCGGCAAAATCCTCGATCGGCGAGGAGGGCATCGTCATCGCGGCCGGCTACCGCATGTTCCGCAACTGCCTGATCCTCGGCGACACCGAGGACCGCGCGATCGACCGCCTGCGCGCCGTCAAGCACGAGTTCGAGACCAACGAAGGGCTGGAGGCGCTGTTCGGCAAGATGGTCGGCCCGGTGTGGCAGCAGACCAAGATCGTGCTCTCGAACGGGGTGGTGATCCAGGCTTACGGCCGCGACCAGGCGCTGCGCGGATGCAAGCACAACGACATCCGGCCGGACTTCTGTTTCGGCGACGACATCGAGAACGAGGAGTCCTGCGGCGACGAGACCAAGATCGCCAAGACGATGAAATGGCTGCTCGCCGTCGTCATCCCGGCGCTCGACATCAACCACCGCATCCGCATCAACGGCACCCCGCTGCACCCGCGCGCGATGATCTGCCAGATCGCCGAGGACAAGACGTGGCTGCGCCGCGACTACCCGATCGAGTATGTGGACGCGGCCGGCGAGCGGCGATCGATGTGGCCGGCGCGCTATCCGCTCAAGTGGATCGACGAGAAGCGCGAGAGCTACGAGCGGCACGGCTATTTCAACCACTTCGCGCAGGAGTACCTGTGCAAGGCCGAGGACCCGCAGTCGAAGGTCTTCACCAAGAACATGTTCGTCGTCGAGCCGACCGTGCGGACGTGGCACCCGACCTACGCCATGTTCGATCCGGCGCGCACCAAGAAGGACACCAGCGCCAGCACGGGCCTTGCGGTGTGGTCCTGGATCAACCGCCGCATGATCGTGTGGGAGGCACGCGCGCTGCTCGCCATGCCGGACGAGATCGTCACCGAGATATTCCGGGTCGACAACGACTACCAGCCGATCGTCACCGGGGTGGAGGTGGACGGGCTGGAGGAATTCCTGATGCAGCCGCTGCGCCAGGAGCAGGTCCGGCGCGGCTATGCGGTGCCGATCCGGCCGATGCGCGCGCCGCGCGGCAAGATCGACTTCATCAAGGGGCTGCAGCCGTTCTTCAAGGCGAAGGAAATCATCCTCGCCAAGAACTGCCCGGACCTCGTGGCGCAGTTCATGAGCTTCCCGAACGGCCGCATCGACGTGCCGAACGCGCTCGCCTACGCGCTCATGCTGCGGCCCGGCCAGCCGATCTACGACGGCTTCCAGGCGCAGCACGTCGTCGAAGAGCTGCCGGTGGTGGCGCGGCATCCCTGCTATCTGGTGGTCAACGCGACCGGCGGCTGCACCACCGCGGCGCTGCTGCAGATGGTCGACGGCGGGCTTCTCGTGCTGGCCGACTGGGCGCGCGAGGGCGACCCTGGGTCCAACCTCGACACCATCGTCCGCGAGGCATCGCTGGCCGCACACGGCAAGCCGAAACTGTTCGCGCCACCGCGGCATTTCACGGCCTACGACCTGATCGGCCTGCGGGCGGCGGCGCGTGCGGTCCCGGTCGAGCTCGGCCGCGGCGGGCAGGAGCATGCCGGCCGGGAGGAAATCCGCTCGCTGCTCGGCCGGCTCACCCGCGGGCGCCCGATGGTGCAGGTCTCCACCACCGCGCGCTGGACGCTCAACGCGCTCTCCGGCGGCTACTGCCGCGAGATCACGCGCAGCGGCCAGCTCACCGACCAGGCGATCGAGGGGCCATACCGCACGCTCATGGAAGGCATCGAGGCGCTCGCGTCGCTGACCAAGTCGATCACGCTGCGCGAGGACGACGACATCCATTACGACTACACGCCGGACGGACGGCGGTTCATCTCATCGAGGGTGGCGGGGCATGGCTGACGAATTCGCACGCGAGCCCGAGACGGAGGAGCCCGAGCGCGGCGACAAGCGCAGCCGCGACCTATCGCGCATCAAGTCGATCAAGGACGACCTGCTGAAAATCTTCACCGAGGTCGAGGAGGGATTCCGCGACCAGTGGAACCGGGCCAATGACCAGCTCGACTACTGGGACATCGTCAATTCCAAGCTGACGTCGAAGCAGTTCTACTCGGGGAATTCCCGCATTTTCGTCCCGATCGTCAAGAACGCCGTCGAGGCGCGCAAAACCCGTTTCACCAACCAGATTTTCCCGCAGTCGGGCCGCTACGTCGAATGCACCTCGTCGGACGGCACGCGCCCCGACGCGATCACGGCGCTGCTCGAACACTATGTCCGCAAGGCGAAGCTGCGCACGCAAGTCATGCCGGCGCTGGTGCGGGCCGGCGACGTGACCGGGCAGTACAACGTCTACGTCTCATGGTCGAAGACCAAGCGCCACGTCACATGGCGCTCGCGCCAGCGCCCCGAGATCGACGAGGGCATCCCCAACCCGGCGGCCGAGGAGGTCGACGACATCCAGGAGGAGACCGTCGAGAGCGCGCATCCGATGGTCGAGGTCATCGCCGACAGCGACATCCTGGTCCTGCCGCAGACCGTCGACTCGCTGGAGGAGGCCATCGCCGAGGGCGGGTCGGTCACGATCCTGCGCCGCTGGAGCAAGGCGAAGATCAAGCAGATGGCGCGCGAGGGCGTGATCCGAAAGGATTTGGCCGACGACCTGATCGAGCAGATGGCGAAGAAATCGCCGCCCGAGGTCGTCAACGCCGACAAGAAGATGGTCGACGCCGCCGGCATCAAGGGCGACGGCAAGAAGCATCTTCTGGCCTACGAGACGTTCACGATCCTGGAGGTCAAGGGCGAGCGCCGGCTGTGCCAGGCGTTCTACGGCGGCGAGCAGAAGATTCTCGGCGCCCGGATCAATCCCTTGTGGTGCGACAAATTGCCACTACTATCCGTGCCTGTGGAAAAGGTCGCGGGCGCCTTCAAAGGCCGGTCGAAGATCGAAGCTTGCGCCGACCTCCAGTACGCCGCGAACGACGCGATCAACATGGGCTGGGATTCGGCCGCCTACGCCCTGCTGCCGATCGTGATGACCGACCCGGAGAAGAACCCGCGCGTCGGCTCGATGGTGCTCTCGATGGCGGCGGTGTGGGAGACCAGCCCGAAAGACACCCAGTTCGCCACCATGCCGCCGGTGTTCGAGAAGGCGTTCGAGCTCGTCAACTCGTGCAAGGCCGAGGTGTCGCAGACGCTCTCCGTCTCGCCGGCTGCGATCACGCAGGGCGTCTCGGCAAGCGCGAAGGGCAAGCCGAACCAGGCGATGGTGGCGCAGGAGCAGCAGATCGACATCCTCACCACGGCCGACGCCGTGACGGTGATCGAGGAGGGCGTGCTGACTCCGATGCTCAATCTGTTCCTCGAACTCGACCATCAGTACCGCGACAAGGAGATCACGGTGCGCCAGTTCGGCGAGATGGGGCTGCGCGCCGGCATGGAGGAAATCCCGCCGGTGCAGATGGATCAGCGCTACGTCTTTCGCTGGTTCGGGGTGGAGCAGGCGCGCAGCGCGCAGCAGATACAGCAGCAGATCGCCGGCATGAACGTGATCCGGGGCATCCCGCCGCAGCAGCTCAACGGCTATCAGGTCAACCTCGTGCCGGTCATCACGCAGCTCGTGGAGAACACGTTCGGACCACGGCTCGCACCGCTGATCTTCGTCTCGCCGGAGCAGCAGATGCCGGTCCCGGTCGAGCAGGAGAACATGCTGCTCGGCGAGGGTTTCGAGGTCCCCACGCACCAGATGGACGACGACAAGGCGCACATCCAGGCGCACATGCAGGCGCTCCAGGCGATGCAGGCGCAAGGGGAGGGCAAGAATGCGAAGAAATTCCAAGCCCACATCTGGCGCCACATGCAGCAAGGGCAGGCCAAGCAGCAGGCTGCGATGCAGGCGCAACAGGGGGCGCAGGGCGTTCCCGGCGGCGCGGGTCCGGGTGTTGCCGGGACGCCTCGACAAGGCGCCCAGCCCGGACAGCCCCGCGCCCAAGGTCCCGCCGGCATGATCCACCAGGACCAGATGCGCGACCCGCGCGTGATGCCGCGGAAAGTCGGGTGAATTGAGAGATTGGTTTAAGCATCTGTCTGAACGCGTTGCAATCTAACGTAATTTGTTTATCATGCCCTGAAATTCAGGGGTGATGCCATGACGTACAGAACGGCATTGTTTGCAACGTGGCTTGCGCTCGGCGCCGGCGTCATCGGGTACGCATTTGCGACCGTTCAGGCGCCCAACACGCTTGCGGGCTGCCAATACAACGCGACCCCGCCGACCCTGACTGACGGCCAGCTCGTCACCCTGCAGTGCGATTCGAGCGGCAACCTCAAGACGAAGGCGCAGTGATGAGCGCGTCCTTCGCGGCCCTCGCCCCGGAATACAACGCGCTCCTGGCGCGCATGGTGATCACGCGGGAGGCTGAGGTCGAGGCCGTCGCGAACAAGCTGCTGCATTTCGTCGACGAAGGCCGCTACGCGCCGGTGTCGGCCGAGGTTGGCGTGCCGCAGGTGTGGATGGCGACGAGTTTCGAGCGCGAGGCGTCGTCAAACTTCAACGACAGCCCGGCGCAGGGCGATCCGTGGGCGCACCGATCGGTGCATGTACCGGCCGGGCGCGGGCCGTTCCCGTCATGGGCGGCCGCCGCAATCGACGCCTACCACATCGACGGCCTCGACAAGGTCGGCGCCGACAACTGGACCTGGCCGCGCGCCTGCTACGAGGGCGAGGTGTTCAACGGCATGGGCTACCGCGCCCACGGCATCCATTCGCCGTATCTATGGGCCGGCACGAACAACTACACCTCGGGCAAGTACGTCGCGGATGGCGTGTGGTCGGCCGGCGCGATCGATCAGCAGCTCGGCATCGTGCCGGTGATGTTCCGCATGATCGCGCTGCGGCCGGCTCTCGCGCTGGTGGGGTCCGTCCCGCCGATCGCCGTGACGCCGATGCCTGATCCGCAGCCGGCGCCCGATGGCCTTGGGCAGCACGGCGCCCACGACACCGCTTGGCTGCAGCACGCGCTTAACGTCCTGAAGGTCGACGGCACGCCGCTCGTCGAGGACGGCAGCTACGGCCGGCGCACGCGCTTCGCCGTCATCGCGTTCCAGACTACGCACGGGCTCGAGCCTGATGGCATCGCCGGCCCGCTCACCACCGCAGCAATCGAGAAGGCCATCGGCTGAAAGGGCGCCATGCAGATCGATCCGAAAGTCTCGATGTACCTCAATATCGGCTCGCTGATCCTCAGCGTGTTCGCGATGGCCGGATGGTGGGGCGATCTGGTCGGCAATCATCTGGCGGCGACGATCACCGGCATCATGTTCACGACCGTCAGCGCGGCCAATGTTGTGCTGCATGCCTATTCGCCGCCGACCGCCGGCCCGGCCAACTCTCTGGCCCCGGCGTCAGCGCCGGCTGCCAAAGTCGGATAAATCTTGCGTGTGTCTTCCCGGCAACAACCTTCAGGGGGAAATAGGACTACACTCCTAGGTGTAAAGTCCTAACACGGAGGGTGGAATATGAAGAAATTCCTATGCATCGCGGCACTCGCCGCACTGTGCGTCCCGGCCGCGGCTGCCGATCTGCAGCTCAAGGCACCGGCGTTGACGGCGCAATTCCCGACGACGATGTCGGGCGCCTATTACGGCCTCTACACGGCGCTCGCCGCCGGCCAGGCCGAGGTGAAGAACATCCCGGCCGGCATCAATGCGGCCTCGCTCACCACGACGCAGGGCGAGATCGGCGGCGTGGTCGGTTATCGGTGGGCGAGCGCCAACGCGGCGCGCTTCGTCGATGCCGAATGCGACATCGGCGCCATGAACCTCAACGGCAACACGGCTGGCCTGAGTGCGGGCGGCCCAATGGTCGTCGAGTGCGGCGTGCGGGCCGGCGTGCCAATGGCGGCGTTCGCGTCGCTATTCCCGAACCTCGGCCTGCCGAATTTCCCGACGCTGCCGATCCCGACTGGCGTGTCTCAGCTCTCGACGCAGATGTACGTCGGCGGCGCAGTGCGGTTCGAGGACATCTCGCCGAACTTCGGCGCCACGAGCAACTCGGCATGGGCGATCTCGCCCGCGCTGTGGGTCGGCATGCTGCAGATGCTCTCGAACGGTACGGCGCTTGACGGGCGGATCGAGTACATCTTCGCGTCCGACAAGTGCATCGGGCCGGTGGCCTGCATGCAGATGGACCACCGCGTCATGGCGAAGATCGGAATGCTGTTCTGATCGCGTTGGGGAGGGGAGCGCGTAGCGTGCAGTAGCGTAGCGGGCTGGCACCTGAGTGGCCTCGGTGCCGGCCCGCAGCGTCTCACAGGTGCGGCACAGCCCAGCCGGTTGGACGACCGGGCTGCGCCTGACCAGCACGACGGAGCGCCGCCGCGATGGCTGCAATCAGCATACGCAATCTGTACTTAAGCGGATGTGAAGGTGATCACACTCATGGGCACCCTCGTGGCCGGTAAGCTCGACGAGATCAGCGAGGCAATCGGGGGATTGCGTGCGAGCACCGCGGGGCTTGAACGTGCATTTTCCGAACACTGCCGGGACGACGACCGCCGCCATGAGGAGAACATCGCAGTACAGCGCGAGGCGAACGAGAGCATCCGCAAGCTGACCGAGGTCGTAACGCCGCTAGCCAATGCGGTAGGGGCCATGAAGCCGATCGTCGACCAATATCAGGCATCGCGCTTCAAGCTGGTCGGTGCCGCGAGCGTCATCATGATGCTGTTCGGCTTCATCGGCTGGCTGATCCAGACCTTCATCACCTCGATCATTCACGGGGTATGGAAGCTGCTGCAGGGGTGAGCCGTGGCGGGCAAGAAGGGCTGGACGCTCTGGACGCTCAAGGAATTTCTTGAGGACAAGATCGTCCAAGGCGAAGCGCGAACGGCCGAACGCTTCGCCCTCTCCAAGCTGGCCGTCGATGCCGCGCTCGCCGCCGCCGAGAAGGCCATCACCGCAGCAATGGCTGCGGCCGAGAAGGCGGTCACGAAAGCCGAGGTTGCCGCAGAAAAACGCTTCGACTCGGTGAACGAATTCCGCAACGCGATGAAGGACCAGCAGTCGACCTTCGCCGACAAGGCGCAGACCGACTTCCGCCTAGCCGCGCTTGAGAAGCGGGACGAGGTGTCTGGTGGCCGCTCGACCGGGCGCAACGATGTCCTGGGATGGATCGTTGCCGCCGTTCTCTTCGTCGCGGCTGTCGCGTCTCCCGTGCTTACCATCATGGCGATGCGTGGCCACTGACATGGCCGGCACCAGCTCGGTAGGGAACTTTTCCTATCCACGAGATGTTGTGGTCATGCCCGTAAATTCCGTGGGCGGGGACTACATCCATGATCCCTCTCGCCGTATCGATCTTGTGGCTGCTGATCGGCGTAATCATTCTCGGTGCGGTCATTTACATCGCGCTCCGCGTCATCCGGCGGTTTTTCCCTTCGATGGACCCCAACGTCGATTATGCGGTGTGGGCGATCTTCGCCATCCTGATCCTGATTTACGTGCTGACATCCTTGATGGGTGGAGGCGCCAGCTTTCACTTCCCCCGATAGCCAAGTCGAGCCGCTCCAGCCTTATCCACCGGCACCGCCCTCGATCTGCAGGGGATGCTGAGAATTTGCCGTGTCTTGACGGACTTATCCCTAACAGTTAATCTGAAACATCGACTGGCGACCGTAAGTCGCTGAAACGACTTGCCCCCGTAAGGGGATTTCGACTGGTGGCCGTAAGTCACAGGAGCGGAAAATGGCGGGTGAAGGCGATGACGAGGAAGTCGTCACAGGGACCGAAAGTGAAGACGCCGCCGGGTCGGACGCCCCAGAGCGGGACGACGACAGCGAAGTATCCGCCGAACACGCTGACGACCAAGAAGACGATGGGCAACCGGAAGTAGACGCCGAACCGGCTGCAAAGCCGGGGCGGGCCGAGAGCCGAATCCAGCGTCTGGCGAACGAAGCCAAGGCGGCGCGCGAGGAAGCGGCAGCCGCACGGCGAGAGGCAGAGGAAGCAAAGCGCGCTGCATGGCAGCGGCAGGATCGAGATTCGAGGGAAGTCCACGAAGCGCGTCGCGCGCTGATGACCCCCGAGGAGAGAAACGCAGACGACATGGCGCAGATGCGGCGCGAATTCGCGCAGCAGCGTCACCAGGATCAGATGACCACCGCGGCCTTGATGGACAAGACCGCATACGACGCGAAGGCAACGATCAACCCGGTCTACGCGAAGTTCAAAGGCGAGGTGGAGGACAGGTTTCAGGAGCAGTTGCGCAAGGGCCAGCCGGTCGAGCGCGAGATCATCCTGAAGGTTCTTCTCGGCGAACGCGCTCTTGAGGGGGCGGGCAAGTCGGGACCAGCGAGGCGGCAGGCCAGTCGGCGGGTCGAATCGCAGCGGGTAGCGCCGGGGAGCGGCAGGGGGGATGCCCCCTCCAATCGCGGCAAGGCGGGAGACACCGCCGAGAGTCGGTTGAAGGACGTGATTATCTAGCGGCGGCCCACCGGCCCCCGCGTTGACGCACGAGGGCTAGAATGGCTGTCAATCAGGCTTCGCAATTTTCGAGCGATATCGTTGCCTACATCGCCGAGAAAACCCTTCCCCTCACCCGCAAGCAATTGGTCGCCTACCAGTTCGGCGATCCGCTGACCCTCCCGAAAGGTCGAGGGACCACCTACACGGCCACCCGCTATCTGCGCATCCCGCTGCCGCTCTCGCCGCTCTCCGAAGGCGTTCCTCCGATCGGCGAGACGATGACGATCCAGCAGGTCTCGGCCGTCGCGCAGCAGTGGGGCGACAAGGTGACGATCACCGACGTCGCCGAGATGACGATCTACCATCCGCTGTTTCAGAAGGCGACCGAACTGGTCGGCCTGCAGGTCGCGGAAACGCTGGAGCGCAACACCTTCAACACGCTCAACTCCGGCACGCAGATCAACTACGTCAATTCGCGCGGCGCGCGTGCTTCGCTCGTTGCCGGCGACGTGCTCAGCCCGTTCGAGGTCCAGCGCTCCTACTCGATGATGTTCAACCTCGGCGCCCCTCGCTTCATGGGCGACGAGATGACCGACACCAAGCTCGAAGCCGACGCGGGCGGGGCGAAGGCGTCGAAGAATCCGCGGCAGATGCCGCACTACACCTCGATCATCCACCCATTCGTCGCCGCCGACCTGCGCCAGAATTCCCAGGTGCAGACCGCGTGGTCCTACTCGGACATCAACCGCCTCTACAATTTCGAGGCCGGCGAGTTCAACGGCATCCGGTTCTGCGAATCGAACATGGTGCCGTTCTGGACCGGCATCGCGAACAACTCGGCGGGCCTGACCTACACGCCGGGCGCGGCGGGCAATCTCGCGACCGGGACCTACTACATCGAGGTCACCGGCTCCGACACGCAGAACCAGTTCGAGAGCCAAATCTACCAGATTTCGGCGTCGCAGTCGGTCACCGGCCCGAACGGATCGATCTCGGTCAAACTGCCGTCGACCACCGGATTCACCTACAACGTCTACATCTCGACGTCCGCAACGATGGCGAGCTCGAACCTCGGCCTGACCGCATCAGGCCCGACCGTTGGTCCGCTCGCGGGTCAGGCGGTGCAGCTCGCGGCCGGATCGACCGTCATCATCACCGGCACCGGCGCTGCGCAGCAGCCACCGGCGGCGCCCGCAACGGGTGTCACGGTCTATCCGACCTTCGTCATCGCCCGCGGCGCCTACGGTCAGGTCATGCTCGACGACGTGAAGTTCACGTACCTCAAGGAGGCCGACAAGTCCGACCCGCTGAACCAGCTTCGCGTGGTCGGGTGGAAGACCATGTACGGCACCCTGATCGAGAACAACCAGTTCTTCATGCGCATCGAGTCCGTCTCGGCCTTCTCGGCGACCTTCGGCTGATCGGGGTACACGATGGCGACGGGAACGCTCGGCACTGCGGCGACGACCACGTTGACGTCGCTCAATCCGTGGACCGCCTCGACGGCTCCGGCCGACGTGGCGTCCATCGGGATTGCGATCCTCAACGATCTGAACGTCAACCATCCGATCTTTCCGGGCGCCTTCGCGCAGAACGGCCTGCTCTACGTCCCCAACAGGGGCGTTCTGCGGGTGCTGCCCGGCGACTATGTGGGCGTGGACCCGAACGGGTGGCCCATCCTGGTGTCGAAGAATTCGATTGCCGGCTCTGGCTGGTCGCACTCACCCTGAGGACGCAACATGGCAAAGAAGTCTCTTTTTGCATCAGATCAGCCGCCGCTCGATGCCGAGCTTCTGACCGAGACCGAAGTTCAGGAGCTTTCCGCCGAAGTGCAGGCGGAAGTCGATGAGGAACGCAGGGAAGCCGCGCGCAAGTCCCTCAAGGAGAAGCTGCGCAAGGAAGCCCGCCAGAAGCAGGGCCTCGCCGAGGCGCAGGAGAGCGTAACGATCGACCTCGCGCCGTATGCGGATCGGCTGCTGATCGACAACGTCGCCTATCTCCAGGGCATGACCTACACGGTTCCGACGAGCCGCGCTGCGGTGTTGCGCGAGCAGATGCAACGGACGTGGGGACATCAGTCGATCATCGACGGCAAATCCGAGAACTTCTACCGCAAGTCCCGCGGCGCTCGGGTCATCCCGGTCGGCGAGAACGGCGCGGCCGTGACCACCAGCAGCAGCCTCCTGAGGGCATGACATGGACGAGATCGAGAAAGTCCCGTCGATCGGCATTTCCTACACGGTCGAGCTTCCCGGCAAGAAAGCGCTGGTGATGCAGTCCTTCGTCGGCCGCGACGATCCGCCGAAGTTGCTCAACGACGTGCTCGACAAGATCAGGGTCGCGTCGGAGCGGCAGTTTGCTTTCGGCGCCATCCAGCAGCTCAAGCTGCAGCTCGAACAGGAGCAGAAGATCGCTTCCGACCATGCGGCGCGGCTCGCCCAGGTCGATGAGAACATCAAGCGCGAATGGACGAACGGAGGCCGGCGCGGCGAGATCAAGCTGTCGCAGAAGCAGCAGCAGGATCAGCAGCAGGCCTACGCGCACGCCGAGGAATGCAAGAAGCGCATCGACAAGGTGCGCAAGGACATCGCCGAATACGAGGCCATGATCGGGGCGTGAGGGTGTGGCACTCACCGCAGCACAGATTATCACGCTGTCTTGCCAGATGGCGAAGTGCCCAGGCTTCACAGCCCAGGCATTGCAGTTCCTGAACGCGATCCTTCAGGAACTCGCGCAGGACTACGATTTCAACGTAATCCGCAAGACCTTCACGTTCAATTTCTCGACCAGCGCGAACGGCAACGGGTATGCGGCCGGGTCCGGCCCAAACCTGATGCCGGCCGATTTTCTGCGGCTGCACCGGAACGGCTCGTTCTATTTCATCGTCCAGGTGCCGTACAAACTGATCGGCGTCACGCAGGAAGAATTCGACACGTTCGTTCAGCAGCCGGGCCTGCAGTCGTATCCCTATCTCGCCTACGTGGACGTGACGCAAGTCGCGGGCCAGCAGCCCGGACTCTACGTGTGGCCGCCTGCATCGGGGGCCTATCCGGCGACCATCCGTTACAACCCGCAAATGCCGGACATCACGGACACGTCCACGACGCCGTGGTTTCCGAACTCGAACTATCTCTACACGCGGCTTGCCGGAGAGCTGATGAAGATCAGCAACGACGACCGCTGGCAAGAGTTCTTGGGCGATTCCGATCCCGACAAGGACAAGGCCGGCAGCGCGGCATCGATTCTGCGCGCGTACCTCAAGATGAAGGACGACCCGGAGACGGCGGTTAAGACCGTCGAGCTCGACCGCCGTCTGTTCAAGCCCAACATCGCCAACGTCCGCAACACAAAAATGATCGGGTGGTGACCATGCATCCCATGGAAAAGATCATCATCCTGATGACGGCCTGCCAAGTTCTTCAGATGATTTACACGCTGCGTCGCGTTCACGCCTCTCATCAGGGAATCCGATACGTGATCGAGATGGCGCCGCTCGTCCTGTGCGTTGTTGCGCTCGTCGTTCTTGTCTCTCGAATCTTCAATCTGATCCCTTACGTCGGGATATGACGCGATGAAACGAATACTCATAGCGCTCGGCTTTCTGGCATCCCTGATTTCGGGATCGGCTGCGCAGCAGACCAAGTCGCAGCTCAACACCGAGGTCTCGACCAACTATCCCGACAACACTACGGGCCTGATTACGCCGTCAATTCTCCGATCAACTACGAATGACCTGATTGCGTCCTGGCAGCAGGGCACTAGGGTAAATGCGCAGACCGGAACGACCTACACGTTCGTCGTCGGAGATTACGGAAATCTGGTCACCTTCAACAATGTCGGCGCAATTGCTGCATCCCTTCCGCAGGCGACCGGGTCATTCGCGACGTTCAACGTCTACGTCAAGAATCTGGGCGCCGGAACGGTCACCATCACGCCGACCACGTCGACGATTAATGGGGCGTCGTCTTACGCGCTGACGACAGGGGTCGGGGCTCAGATCATTTCAGACGGTGTGAATTATCAAGTCTGGACCGGCGCTCCATCACCTCCGTGGTCGCCGCAAATCCATCAGGACGGCGGCTGCGCGAATCACGGTCACGTTCTGGCGTGGAGCGACTGCAACTTTGATCTGGCGGTTGATTTCATCAACGCCGCGAGTGCGGACGCCTCGCAAATCTATCAGTATTCAATCACGGGCTCGATCACCGGCGGAAACACGCCGACGTTCAGGTTTGTGATTGGCGGCGTCAACCACGATGTCGTCTACACGGTGCAGGGCGGCGACACCACGACGACGATCGCCACTGCGTTCGCGGCCTGCATCAACGGCGGATCGACCAACTGCACGGGCGGTCCCGGCCTGATCTCCGCGATGGCGGCGTTTCTCGGCAGCGACGGTATCGGATATCGACCCAGCGCGGGTAGCAGCACGAATTCGGTGTTTTTCGATTTCCCGTGGGCCGCGTCGGGCAACTCGATCTCGATCCTGACGCCCGGCACTCTCACGATCACCAAGACGAGCACCGATCTTCTCGATATCGGGCCGCTCTACAAGTGTGGTCGCAATGTCCCTGGCCGAACACCGACCTTGGGCGATGAACTTTGCACTTGGCAGGTGTCCGGTCAATCCGGTCCCAACACCGGATATGACAGCACATTCGGGGCGATGACCGTCAACTATATGGGCGGGTCTGCGGGGTCAGCAAGCGCACGAATAGCTCTAGGCGCGGTGTCCGCCGGGACTAACGCGCATAGCACTCTCTTTGTCGGTCCGAAGGGTGTCTACACGTCGGACACGGACGGCAGCAGCAATCCTTGCAATGCCTTCACAGGCATTATCGGCGATCCTGGTTTCGGAGCGTTTTCCGCGTGCGGGCAGATTTTCGCGGGGATGCACAACTATTCCGGCGAGACTGTCGGCAACCTCGCGATGATCGAAAGCTCCGGCTTCTTGCGGGTGCGAGGAAACGCGCAGCAGCCATCGTCCGGCCAGGGCATCGAGATTTTCATGGATAACGGAGCCTCGCCGCAGGCGGGGACGATCCGCGCCTACAACGCCGGAACCACGGCATTTACGCCGCTGCATCTTGGTGCGCAGCCTCTGATGGTCGACAAGACGCTCACGGTCGGCCTGCCGAATCTGACGACGAACGACAGCATCATCAACGCGAACCTCAATGCGGCAGTGCCGCCAGCGAACCCGACCACGGGTGCTCATCTGTCCTTGCTGGATGCGACGGTGGGCGGCTTCAACGTGGATGCCTTCGCGCAAAATGGGCAGAACCTTTTCCGCCGTGCGAACGGAACGAACGCCAGCCCCACAGGTCTGGTTGACGGCGATACGATCGGTGGCCTTCGTTGGGATGGATTCGCTGGGGCCAGCACGAACGCATATGTGGGAGGAAAGGCATTTCTGCTTGTCGTGGCTTCGGGCACTTGGAGCAACACGAATAACGCGACAAATATGAAGGTGCTTCTCGTCGCGCCGAGCACGACCGGCGTAGCAGAGACGGCGCGTTTCTGGGGATCAGGCTCATTCAATGCGACTTCTTCGCCGACCGATGCCGGAGCAGGTTCGGTGGTGATGAAGCAGAACACCACGAACAAGGGCGCGACCATCACGGCGACAGCTCCGGGAGCCGCGAACGGATCGCTTGTGTTCGGATGCGGCACCAACGCGGGAACGGCAGCTCTGTTCGCTGGCTCAGGAACATCGACGACGCTGACGCGGGTTCTCGACAACATCGGCTCAGGGGTGACGGGATGTTAAAGCGTGTTGCCGTTTGGATTGCTCTGCTAGCCCCCGCGGTAGCATTTGCGCAGCAGCCTCTCATGATCGATGCCGACGCGCTCGGCCGCGAGATCGGCCAACTCGTGATCCAGAAGAACGCGGTTCAGGCGCAGGTTAATCAGCTTCGGGCGCAGCTTGCGCATGCTCAGGAGCGCATCAAGGCGCTTGAGGACAAATACGAGCCGAAGTCAGGAGCCTCGCCGGAGAATAAATGAGCCTCCGTCGTTCCACCCCTCTGACCTTCAACCCGCGTAGCCTGTCGGACGCGCTGGATGGAACGAACGTGTTTGCGGGCGCAATGGCGTCGCTGCAGAACCTCGTTCCTGATCCATCGACTCGCGCGCTGTGGCAGTGTCGTCCGGCCGCTATCAGCCTCATCAATTTTGCGACCCAAGGTGGCGGGTTCAGCAGCGGATTTTCGAGCGGATTCCAACTGGGATTTTCTCAACTTCCGATCGGCTTGATCTCGTGCCTCAAGGTGATTGGTAACGTCGCCTACGGCATGGTCGCGACGGCCCGCAATCCGGGAAATGACGAGCCGTTCGCCTACAACCTTCTGACCAACACGTTCGCGCTCATCAGCGGTGTTACGAGCGCAAACACGCCGGCCAGTCCAGCAGCGACGGGCGCGTGGACGCCGCCGACGATGGACCTCGTGGGCACGAACCTGCTGGTCACGCATCCGGGATACACTGGGGCGGGCGGCGTCTATTTCGGCTGGTTCGATATCTCCAATCCGTCCGCGATCACCTGGAGCGGCGGACAACTCAGCGGGGCCGTCACGTTCGCCACGGCCCCGGCCGCGGTGCGCAACTTCAACGGTCGCGCCTACTGGATCACCAACCCGCCGACCGGACAGCCGGCGGTGATTTTCTCCGATGTGCTCGTTCCGCGCACCGTCACCAATGCGAACCAGGTCATCACCTTCGACGACAATGTGCCGCTGACCGCGCTCGCGCCGCTGCCGCTGAACAATCAGCTCGGCGGCATCATTCAGGCGCTCATCGTGTTCAAGGGCGTCCAGAACATGTACCAGATCACCGGGGACGCCGCGTCAACGAGCAACCCTCTCTCCAAGAACGCGCTCAACGTCGCGACCGGAACGCTGGCGCCCAACTCGATCGCGTCGACCCCGAAGGGCCTCGCCTTCATCGCGCCGGACGGCCTGCGCTTCATCGACTTCAACGGCAACGTGGGCGACCCGACCGGAACGGACGGCATGGGCAAGACGCTGCCGTTCATCTACTCGGTGGTGCCATCCCGCATGTGCGCCGCCGCGAATGGCTCGATCTATCGGGTGACGACGCAGGACGGATCGCTCAACGGATCGCCGTGGGTCGAATACTGGTACGACATGACGCGGCAGATTTGGTCTGGGCCACACACGTTCCCGGCCTCGGGCGTCGCGCCTTACAACAACACGTTCATCATGGCGCCGCGCAACGTCGCGGGCGCGCTGTGGCAGGCCGACTTCGTGCAGAGCGCGACCTCTACGTTCACCGAGAACGGCTCCCCGATCACGTTCAACTGGACGACAAGCATGCTCCCGGACCCAAACGACATGTCCGAGCACGCCATGATCGAGACGACGATCTACATGGGACAGGCATCGGGCGCGTCCTATTCGATCTCGGCCCTCGATCAGAACGGGACGATTCTGCAATCGGCGATTCTGACAAATACGTCTGTTCCGACGATCTGGGGCGCCTTCGCCTGGGGACAGGCGCCATGGGGCGGACAGCAGAGCCTGCTTTTCCCGCGTCGGGTGCCGTGGCCTGCGCCGATCGTGTTCCGTCGCATGCAATTGTATCTGACCGGAACGTCGAGCGCCGCCGTTCGCGTCGGCATGGCTCACATGAAGTACGAGAAGCTTGGATACCTCCAGCAATCGGATGCAGCCTGATGAAGCGGATCACTCTTGCGATTCTGTTGTGGTTGACGATCGCCCCGGCATGGGCAGGCGTTCCCTGCTCGGTTCCGTTCCAGTTGCAGAACGGCGTGACTGCCGACGCGACCCAGGTGATGGCGAATTACAACGCCTTGATCGCGTGCCTCGGCAATGCGGCGGCGGCGGGCGCAAACAACGACATCACGTCGCTGTCCGCCCTCTCGACGCCGATCACGCCGGCCCAGGGCGGCACCACCGTTTTCGTCGGCGGCACGTCGAGCGGGACGAATACGCAGGTTGTCTCATCGGTCACGCCGTCGACGTTCTCGCTGACGTCCGGTCGGCAGGTGCTGTTCATCGTGGGCCTGGGCAACACCGGCCCGACGACGCTGAACGTGGCTTCTGCCGGCAATGTGAATTTCTTTCGCCGCACCCAGCTCGGCATTTCGGCCATGGTCGGCGGCGAGCTCGTCGCGGGGCATCCGGCGATTGCCGAATACGACGGAACTGAATTCGTCTGCATCACTTGCGGGCCGTATCTTGTCGGCGAGATCAAGAATTTCGCGGGGAGTACGGCGCCGGCCGGATGGGCCTTCATCGACGGCTCATGTCAGGTCCGCACCACCTTCGCCGACCTGTTCACGGTGATCGGCACCGCCTACGACCCGACCGGATCGACCTGCGACACGGCGCACTTCGCGCTGCCGGACGGCCGCGGGCGCGTGCTCGCCGGCCAGGACAACATGGGCACGAACGGCGCGGCGAACCGGATCACCAACGCCGCGTCAGGATGTACGGGAACCACGATCGGCGGGGCCGGGTGCGGCTCGCAAACGCACACGCAGACGCTCGCAGAATTGGCGGCGCACACGCACGCGATCACCGATCCGGGGCACACTCATACTCTCAACAACGCTACCAATATTGCGAGTACGACCGGCGCAAATAATCAATTTCAGAGCGGCATCGCTGGCACGAGCGTCAACATCTCGGTGAATAGCGTGACGACCGGCATCTCTATCAACAGCGCCGGCACCGGCAACGCGATGCCGATTCTGAACCCGCTGCAGATCGTGACCAAGATCATCAAACTCTAGAGGAAGGCGTCGCGCCTAACCGCGCGGACGAAGGCCCACCCGAGGAGAAGAACGACCGTAGCCGCGAGGGATAAGGCAAAAATCCAGCCCATGGCTGGAAGCCTATTCCGGCTCCCCATAGGGGCGCAAGTGCCCCGAGTGTCATGTCTTGAGTTTCAACGCGTTACAGCGTATTCTTAAACCGGGATGTGAAGATCATCCCTCGGAGGGTGACCATGCTCAAGCGGATTCTGGCGTCGTTCGGCGCCGTCGTCGGCGCCACCGCCATTGCGGTCGCGGCCAATATCTCGTTGCTGTCTGGCCCACAGGACCCCAGCCAATTGCTGGCGACCGTCAACGGCCTGATCCAGTCCATCAATTCGCAGATCACGCCGCAGTCGATGGCGCCGTTCAGCGGGCCGCGCAACTACCTCGACAACGGGTCGATGCAGGTCCAGCAGCGCGGCACCGGCACCGTCACCTGTGCCGCCAATGCCGCCATCACCTCGGCGGCCTACGGCGCGGATCGATGGGGCTGTCAGGCCAACGTCGGCTCGGCGCAGGGCCGCATGCAGGTCATCACGGCATCGCCCGCCCCGCCGACCGACTTCACCGCCTCCATGAAGCTCTGGCGCAATTCCGCCGCGCTGACGCAGCCGGTTTGTGCATGGCAGGAGGTCCCGACCACCCAGGCGACCGAGCTCGCGAACCAGACGGTCACCGTTTCAGCCTATGTCCAGGCTCTCGCGGGCCTCTCTGCCGATAACGGCAACGCCTTCAATCTGGTCATCATCACCGGCACCGGCACGGATGAGGGCTTCGGCACTCCGACCGCTTCCCCGGCCATCACCCCGGCATGGACCGGCATCGCGACGCCGCTCAATTCCGCGCAAACCGCAACGACCGCATGGGTGCGATATCAGGCGTCGGTCACGCTGGCATCGACGGTCACCGAGATCGGCGTCGGCATCTGCTTCACGCCGACCGCGACCGGCGCAGGTGCGACGGACGGCCTTGCCTTCACGGGCGTCCAGCTTGAGCAGGGCGCGGCTGCCTCGTCCTATGAATTCCGCCCGATCGCGACCGAGACGGCGCGCGCGCAGCGGTATTTCTGGCGGATCAACGAGGCGGCGGCCGGTGTCGTTCAGGTCGGCGGCGGTTCGGCGCAGGGCACCACGACGACCTGCACCACGTACATCCCGTTCCTGGTGCAGATGCGCGCGGCGCCGACCTACTCGAACGCGCTGACGGCCTCGACATTCAAGATCGTGTCGGCCTCTCAGGCGGCCACCGCGCTCAGCACCCCGTTCTCGGCCACGCTCGCCGCGAACACCGTCAACGGCGCCTCGATCAACTTCACCACCACCGGCATGACCGCGAAGGACGGCTGTTTCCTCGTCGGTGCGGCCGGCGGCGGCGTCATGGACTTCACGGCCGATTTCTGACGGAGGCAAGCATGCACACGTTTTCCTGCGCGGTTCAGTCTGTCGATGTCGATGGGGTGATCCTGAGGTTCGAGGCCGATCCGCAGGACTACCACATCTGCCGTCTGTATCTCGGTGACCAATGGGTGGTGACGTTCGACCGGAACGGCATCGTTGCGAGCGTCGCGCGGATCGAACCGGAGCCAGCACCCGATCAGGCCGAGCCTGACCCTGTCGCGGCCGACCCCGGCACGGACATCGTCGGCAACGACAAGGCGGACTGAGCCATGAAGAACCGATCGCCTTCGGGCAAGAACCAGCGGCCAGACGCCTGCATCCATCAGAAGGGGATGCACAACAAGTCGCCGGCCGCCGTCGAGCCCAAGCCCAAGGGCGGGTCCGTCAATGCCGACGTGACCCGCTCCAAACCGGGCGTCATGCCTCCCGTCATCGGGCCGCGGGCTGCCTGACGGCCCGTTGAGGAGCCGTCATGTCGTGGCTGTCCAATCTATTCAGTCCGCCGGCTGCGAACGTCCCGACGCCGCAGCTCAACAGCTATCAGCCGGGCGGGCTTGGTCAGGCTGATCCTGCTGCGCTGGGCGGGATCGGCAGCCTCGGCAACTTCAACACCTACGCGCAGCTTTATCCCCAGGTTTCCGGCATCGGGCAGGGGCTGGTCAACGACCCGAACGCGCAGGGCTTTCAGCAGGGCGCGGGCGTGGCATCCGGGCTCGGCCAGAGCGCTGCGCTGGGTGCCTTCGGAATGGGTGGCGGGCTCGAACAGTTGGGCGGCCAGATCGCGGGCACGGCCTTCGACCCGCAGAACGCGCTGTACAATCGGACGCTCCAGCAGACGCAGGACCAGACGCGCGCCGGCCTGGAAGCGCGCGGGATGGACAACACCCCGTATGGGGCCGGCGTCGAGGGGCAGGCGCTCAACAACTTCAACATCGATTGGCAGAACAACCAGCTTCAGCGCCAGATCGCGGGCGGCGGGGCCGCCGGTGGGCTAATCGGGCAGGGGGCTGGCCTGCAGGCCGGGGCGCCGGGCGCTTACTACGGGGCTTCTGGACTGCCCTACCAGACCTCCCAAGGCATCGGGCAGGGCCAGCTTGGCACGCTCGGGACGGTCGGCGGATTCGGCGCACAGGGCGCACAAATCCCGCAGCAGCAGGTGCAGGACTATCTCTCGTACCTCGGGTGGGGCACCGGCGCGCAGGGCTCTGCCAACCAGGCGCAGCTCGGCCTCGGAAACTTCGGCCTCAACCAGGCCAACCAGGGCTTCAACCAGCAGCAGACGATGTTCGGCGACATCGGCAAGGTCGTCGGGACGGCGCTGCCGTTCATTCTGTAGGAGGGCGGGATGGCTTTCTTCAACCCGCTAGGCGCTCTGTCGGCCGCCGGTGCGGGCGCGGTCAAGGGCTACACCGAGGACGCGCCCAAGATTTACGACATGATGGGCATGCAGGCGCTGGGCCGCGCGTTCCAGATGCCGCAACAGGCGCCGACGATCGCGCCCATTCCCGGCATCGGTCAGCAGGGGCCGCAAGCGCCACCTCCCGGTCAACCGTCACAGCCTGCCGGCGGTCCACAACCTCCCGGTCCTCCGGCTGGCGGTGGCGGCGGCCCTCCTGCGTCGTTCTCAGGCGGTGCGGGAGGGCCAATGCCGCCGGGGTTTGTCCAGAATGGACCGGCAAATCCGCAGCAGATGGCTGCTGCGTTTGCAGCGCTGCGGCAGGGTCAGGGAACCCCCATGGGCGGCTATCAGCCTCCTCAGGGTTCCCCGATGATTCCACCCCAGGCGCGAGCGCAGGCCCCGATGGGGCCACCGCAAGGGCCGCCTCCGGGCATGCAGCAGGGCGGTGGCGGACCGGGTCCGCAGGGACCAATGCCCGGCCAGCAACAGGGCATGCCGCAGTTCGACCTTCAGACGCTGGCTAGCCGCATCAACCAAGCCAATCCGGGCCTGCCCCCGCAGGCGATGGTGGCGGCGCTGACGCGCGCCGTGCCGCTGCTCAACGTTCAGGGGCGGCAGGACTTGATGATGTTGCGCCTGGAGATGCAGCAGCAGATCGCCAACGCGAAATTGTCGCAGGGAGATCGCCGGCTTGACCAGGGCGACCGCCGCCTCGATCGAGGTGATGAAAGAGCGGCCGAAAGCAAAAGCGAGGCCCAGGACATCGTTGACGCGATGAAGCGCGGCGACCAGCCGCCGACCATGACGGGGCTCTATCGTCTTGCCCCGGAGGTCCGCGCCTTGGCCGCCAAGCAGGGCGTCGACCTCGCCAAGATGCAGCAGGAATGGTCGCGAGCGCAGAAGCAGATTTTGTCGCTCAATGGCCCGCAGATGATCCGCTACCAGGGTCTAGCGCATTCGGTCGTCAACACGATCGACGAAGTGAAGCGGCTGTCTCAGGAAATGGAGAACAGCGGCATCCCTCTGCTCAACCACGCCAAGATGGTGGCCTACGCGCAGACGCAGGGCAACTCTCCGAACGGGCAACTGGTCGCGAAGTACATGGCTGGCATCAACACGCTCAAGGAGGAGTTCGCCAACCTCGCACAAGGCGGCTACGCGCCGACCGAATCCGCGTGGGGGCTCGCCAATCAGCAGATCAACGGCGACTACGGAGTGAAGCAACTGGATGCGTCGCTCGGCGAAGTGCAGCGCCTGATCCGCTATCGGCTTGAGGGCATCCCCGGCATCAGCACGCTCGGCACCGATGCGCCGAATCGATACGTTCCGGGGGGAACGGGATCGGGAGGCGGATCGCAGCAGCAGCCCGCAGCGGGCGCGGATGCTCCCGCGGTCAAGTCGGGTGGGTGGTCGATCCAGCGGGTGCAGTGATGGCGACGTTCGAGCTCACCAGCCCGCAGGGTCAGAAGTACCGCGTCGAAGGCCCGGAAGGCGCCACCGAGCAGGATGCGCTGCGCCAATTGCAGCGCCAGCTTGCCGGGCTTCCCATCGAGCAGAACCTGTCTGCCGGCGACCAGGCTGCCGACGTCGCCAAGTCCGGCGGGATCGGCGTCGTCAAGGGCGCGATCGGGCTTGCGGGCGCTCCCGCTGATTACGGAACACAAAGCAAGCATCTCGGTGGGATCATCGCCGAGAAACTTGGCATTTCGCCCGAGACGCAATCGAAGATCGGGACCGGCTTCGACTGGGCAAGACGAACCGGGGCGCTCGGGCCAATTGCTGCGCTTGGCACGATGACGCCTGGATCAGGAGACATCCAGTCGGCGGTGGAGCAGCGTACCGGGAAATTCTACGAGCCGAAGACGCGAGCCGGTCGCTATGCCGAAACGGTTGGAAGTTTTGTGCCCTCAGCGGTGGGTGGGCCGGGCGGTTTCGCACGGCGGGCTCTCACACAAGCGGTCATTCCCGGCATCGCGAGTGAGGCGGCTGGCGAAGCGACTGCGGGAACGGACCTTGAGCCCTATGCCAGAATGGGTGCGGCGGCGGCTGGCGGCTTCCCATTCGGGCGCTGGCGGTCGGTGCCGCGGCAGGGCGCATCTGCAGCGCCCCTGGCCGAGGAACTATTCGACGCCGGCCGGCACCAATATAAACAGATTCGCGATCTCGACCTGCGCATCAAGCCGGCGCCGATCGCCAGCCTTGCCACGACGATCGAGAACGATTTGACGCACCAGGGTCTCACTCGAACCAACGTTCCTGAGACATACGCCGTCATTGACCGACTCAAGAAGTCGCCACCGGCCGGCGGCTTCGTCAGCGCCACCGATTTCGACAGCGCGCGGCAAGAGCTGCTGCAGGCGACCCGCAGTGCCGCCAATCCGCGTGAGAAGGCTGCTGCGTGGCCCGTCATCGAACAGTTGGACAAGTACCTGTCTAAAATTCCCGCAGGCGATGTCATTCGGGGTGACGCCAAGGCGGCATCCGAGCTGTTTCAGCAGGCGCGCGGAAATTGGGCGGCCGGGAAGCGGCTCGAAATGCTCGGCGGAAAGCTTGAGTTGGGCGACCTGAACGCCGCGACGGCACACTCTGGAATGAACCGAGACAACGCTATCCGGCAGGCGGTCAAGCAATTGATCCGTCCGAATAAGTACGGAAAGACGCTGGCTCAGCAGCATGGTTTTTCGGATCGAGAAATCGCGGCCATGCGAGATATCGCGCGGGGAACCGCGGCGACCAATACGCTGCGGTATATCGGTAACCTCCTCGGCGGCGGCGGGGGATTCGGACAACTCGCCATGGGCGTCGCTGGTGCAGCCGCCGGATACGAGACGGGGCACCCCGAGCTGATGGGTATCGGTCTTGCCGGATATGGCGCGCGGCGCGCAGCCGGCGCGATGACGGAACGGCAGGCGCAGCGCCTCTTGGAAGATGTTGCGCGTAGGTCTCCCCATGGAGGCGGCGTATTGCCGCGCGTGCCTACGGATAGCGCCCGGCTTCTCGGACTCGGCGCGCTGCGCGCAGACGAGACAAATCGCGAGCATGGCCCGCTGCGCCTAACCGTCCATCCGAAGCCGCGCGACTATGGTGGTCCGCAGTGAGGCTCCTCATCCTCGACGGAAAGAACGCGAACGGCCTCGACTTCGCGATGCGAGCGAAGCGCGACGGCCATTCCGTGCGCTGGTACTTCCCGCTCAACGAGCGCAACAAGGACGTCGGCCGGGGCCTGGTCGACGTGATCCACGATTACGAGACGTCGCTGCGGTGGGCGGACCTCGTGTTCCTCGCCGACAACACCAAGGCGCTGCGGATCACGGACCAGTTGCGCCGGATGACCGGCAATGTCTGCGGTCCGACGTGGGAGACCGCGCAGTGGGAACTCAACCGCACGCTCGGCATGGAGATGTTCGAGCAACACAACATCCCGGTTCCCGAATATCGCGAGTTCACATCGTTCGACCAGGCCATCGCCTATGTCAAGAAGCAGGATCGACCGTTCGTGTCGAAGCCCTCAGGCGATGCCGACAAGGCGCTGTCCTACGTCGCCAAGAGCCCGGCCGATCTCGTCTACATGCTCGAACGTTGGAAGAAATCGACCAAGCTCAAGCCGCCGTTCATCCTGCAGGAGGAGGTCGACGGCATCGAGATGGCGGTCGGCGGCTGGCTCGGCCCGCACGGCTTCAATCGCGGCTGGTGCGAGAATTTCGAGTTCAAGAAGCTGTGCAACGGCGACCTCGGCTGCGCGACCGGCGAGCAGGGGACCGTCCTGCGCTACATTGCCAAATCGAAACTGGCGAACAAGGTGCTCAAGCCGTTCGCGGACGATCTGATGGAAGCGGGATACACCGGCTACGCCGATGTCAACTGCATCATCGACGACGCCGGCACACCCTGGCCGCTCGAATTCACGATGCGCCCCGGCTGGCCGACGTTCAACATCCAGCAGGAGCTTCACGAAGGCGACTGCGTGCAGTGGCTTGCCGACCTCTGCGACGGCACGGACGCCGACAACACCAAAATGGACGAGGTGGCGATCGGCGTCGTAATGTCGATCCCGGACTACCCGTACAGCCACATCACCCGCAAGGAAGTAACCGGAATCCCGGTCTACGGGATCGATGACGATCTGACGCCGCACGTCCACCCGTGCGAGATGATGCAGGGCGAGGCGCCGGACCAGGAGACGCTGAAGCCGGTCAAGATGCCGGTCACGGCCGGCGACTACATCCTCGTCATGAGCGGGGCGGGAGAGACGGTGCGCGCGGCTCGCGATCTGGTCTATCGGCGCATCAAGAAACTGTCGATACCGAACAGCCCGATGTACCGGACGGACATCGGCGACCGTCTCGCAAAGCAATTGCCGGAATTGCAGAAGAACGGATATGCGGTCGGAATGTCGTTTAGCACGCCGAAATCGGAAGCGCCGAAGGCCGAGAAGATCGGCGACCTCAAACTGATTTACGTGTGAGCAAATCCAGCATCACTCGACGTTAAGTCGGCGGTAGCGGCAATGGCATCCAATGAGTAGGCTGCGAGACTGTGAAGATTGGCTCGCGTTCGTTTGACCTTTCCCACACACCATCATCCTCAAGCCATGCTATCTCGTGGCCCAGGTCCTCTCCCGTTGAGATCATCCTAACCCAAACGAGAACCGTGCGCCCAACCGGGGCTGTCGTAATCGGTAGCCATTCTGCGGCGTATAGGGCCATTATCGGTCCGCTGACCTCTTGACGCTATACGGATTGCTTCCGGCCACCCGCAGGGCAGCGCGGATGTCCTCTTCTAGGAACATGAACAGTTTGCTGTACGTGTGCTCCAAGTTTGCGCGCTCGGTCGGGTCCTTGAGGCGCCCGATCTCGCGATGCAGTTGCTCGCGCTTGAGCCTCGCAGCTTCGCCAGCGACCATTTTGAATCCGTCGTTCATTGGCTTACCACCAGATGCCCTTGAGGAGATGTTTCGGCGTAGTGCCGAGAGCCCGCGCGAAGTCCTCGACGCCGTCCAAAAGAAACCGCTGGCGGCCAGTTTCAATGTTGGCAATCGAGGCGCGCCTTAGATTGACTCGCTTCGATAGTTCGTCCTGCGACAATCCAAGCGCCTCGCGGATCAAGCGAATGCGCATTCCAAGCGCGGCGTGGCAGGCTTCAATCGGTTTGCTCATCATCTATCACGCCATCTTTTTGAAAAAGAAGAATAGGAACAAGACAATGATAAGCCAGCCAAACGTATCATTGATCTCGTGCAGCGCTTTGAGAAGCTGGGCGGCCTGCTCTACGGTCATCTATCGGCTCGCAGCAACATGTGAAACTTCACGTCCTTTTCATCCAGCTTGACCCAAGCCCGGCCGCCGCCTTGCGGATATAGGTGACCCCACACGCGCTTGCAGTTGGGACACTGAAAAACCCTGCCACAGGAGATTTCTTCTGGCTCAACGTCCGTATTCGTTCCGCAGTGGCAGGCGAAGATCGTATCCATCAGTCACTCGCTAACTTCGGCAGTGTGACGGGTTTTGGCGCCGACTTACCGCGCTTCTTGCGTCCGCCAAGATTATAGCTGTTTTCAGAGCGCGTCTTCGCCGCGCGTAGCATCGCGCGAAGGCGTTGCGTTCGGGTCTGATATCCTGGATGACGGCCGCCGCTCATTTGTTGTTCACCGTTTGCTCATCTGTGCGCTTATTGAGATCGGCGCAGATGTGCATGGCGTGGTCGCTGAAAAGTGCCTTGCAGCGCGGGCAACGCAGGATGGGATAGGGCGGGATGATCGTCTCGTCCGTGAGCCATGCCGGTTTTTCCATTCGCGATGTCATCGTCACTGGGCCTTTGCCAAATTCTGTGCGGCATACACGACAGTATCGATCATCTCGCGCGCCTTCTTCCAATCGTCCAGAGGGATTTGATGGACCATCTCGAACCGCAGCATGATCCCTTCGTCGGTGCGCTCAGCAGTAGCCTTCACCTGATCTCCGCTCCCATCAGAGTACGGCAGGGCTCCGGCAGTGATCTTCAGGTGCGGGTCAGGCATTTTCGATCCTCGAATGTGACGTTAGTCGCCATTTACCTGTCGCGCCTTTAGAGCGGCGATACAGCAAGGAACGGGATGCGATGGGACGAGATCGGGCCGCGGCCATTTCCAAAGCGACAGCGCCGCCTCAATGCTCGACGTATATCGAGGGACGCGGCGGAAATGGACCGCGTCGCCGTCTCGGGTGAAGATACACCAACCGACCCACCCAGCCCCAATGGCGTCCATATTTCGGGCGCTGGCATCTGCATCGCAGAGATTGGCCTTTTCGACCGTTGCGCCGCGCCATGGCTTGCTCACAAGCAGCGCGATGTCGGCATCGATTTCGCGCATCTTGTAGCTGTCTGTCCCGTTCTTCGGGTCGATGGCCTCCAGTGCTGCGATGATCTCTGCGGCGTTCATGTTCGTTCCTCGAATGTCACTTCCCAAGTATCGCGCGGCCGGCGTCGGTGATGCTCCACTTAATCGCAGTATGAGGCATCGCGATAGAGCCAAGCCCCCGCCAAGCCCGAACGAGTCCCTTATCCTCAAGGGATTTCAGGATGCCCATGTGAAGGCTATTGCGGTAGGCGCTACGCGGACCTGACCCATCGCAAAGGACTTTCAAGTGCTCTTTTTGCTTCTCGGTCAGCTTCATCATTTTAACTCGCCATCACTGACCGGGTGAAGCTTCGTTGAACGCTTTCCGCATGATGTCCCATGCCTCGTTGAACCCGACAATCGAGTCGTCGTAGCCCTCCTTCATTTCGCACAGGTTATTGTTGAGAATTATGTCCAGCCGTTCCTTCATTCGCCGGAGGCCGCTATACCAGCCCTCGGCGAACTCGTGCGCGGCGAGCAACTTTGTACGGCGCTCGCTATCGTCCTTGTAGGACCAGCCGCGAATCTCTTTGCCGAACACCTCGACCTTCACGTCGCCGCGGTCGTTGTCGATCACTTTAGGGTGCATGGTCCTATCCTCCCTGTAACCTGCAGACAGTCTACTTGATCCCGAGCGCGCGGGCAGCGGCGGTGCCGGCGACAACGCGCGGCTTCTGACCGCGAGCGCGCTTGCGCTTGATGGTCGTGACGGCGCGCTTCCCGATCACCTCGTCCTTGGCCTTCGGCTTCTTGGCCGGCTTCATCTTGAACGGGCGTCCCATGGTCGTATCCTTTCGATGATGTTCACTTAGTGGCTTTGCGGATCGCGGAGCTAGTCACATGCTGGCTTGCGTATAGCCGCTCGGCCCAATCACCATCGAGAGGATTGAAGCCGGTCAGGGCGCCCTCGGAGATGATCTTCCTGACGTTCAGAAGGGCCGCCAGCATATCCGGTGCGGCTGCGATCAAGAGGGCATTGGCGCTGCAATCGAAGACGCCGCCTTTCTGTGGCACGGGACACAGCGCGATCGTACCGCGCGTCGTGCGGACGACGTTGCAGTCTTGCTCCCACGGGCCGGGGGTGTGTTGTGAGTTCATGTTATCGCCTCTTTATCGTTCGCGCCTCGGGATGGTCGAAGGCGGACTCGATGATGCTCTTGATCTCGCGCATCATCGCGTCTTCCAGATCGATGCCGTCCGCGTAGGAAAGATCGTCCCGAAGCCAGCCGCCGAGCGCGAGCGCTCCGACGATGTGGTCATGCGCCCAGATGCGAAGTTGTTCCTCGTGACAGACCGTCTCGGCTGCGGCGGCGGGGTTGAGGATGATCGTTGCGGACATGTCGTGTCAGTTTACTTTTTCTTCCTGCTTGATCTTCGCGACCCGCGGGTGAACCTTCACCCCATGCGCTTTCGCCGTCAGAATAGCTTGAGCAGCAAGACGCCCAAAGTCCGCGCGGATGTCGCGTCCCGAAATATGTTTGTCGATAGCTTCTGCCGCGCA